TATAATCTTTTTCATTTTACTTCCCCTTTATTTTATAAGGTCTTAATTAACCTTATAATATAATTATATATCATAATTAAGTAAAAGTCAACTGTTATTTTTAATTTATTTTACAAGCCCATTTTACACAATAAAAAACCCATTTGAGAAACACAATTATTTCTAATTATGCAACCAAGCTTGAAGGGGACAAGCTCTCTCAAATGGGCTATTAATTTTATTTTATTTATTAATTTATTGCTAATCATCATTTTCCCCTTATACTTATATTATATATTATTTTTCTAAAATTTAACACTTGTATCAATAAAACCAATTAAATTTTTTATATCATTTCTTTTATATTTAAATCGTTTTACAACCGCTGGAAATTTACCTACATTACCTTCAATAGTGTATATATAATCTTTATCTACTTTTTCTATAATACCTATATGAGCTTGCCAAGACTTTGGATTACCTCTATGAAATACAATTAAGTCTCCAGCTTGTGGGTTTGTAGTTGTTCTATTTTTTCTATTTGCTTCATTATAAATTGCTTTTGCTGATAAACTATATTCAAATAAACCTATATTTGATTCTTTTAAAATGTAACTAACGAATCCAGCACACCACGCACCTTCATATCCATTGTTATATCTTTTTATATCTGGACCTTTATTATTACCGTCTGTTTCACCATTACCTAATTCACTAATAGCATTACTGACAATTAGATTTTCAGAAGATGCAGTATTTATAACTAATAATGTAAATGTTATTACTAAAACTATTATCCATATAATCTTTTTCATTTTACTTCCCCTTTATTTTATAAGGTCTTAATTAACCTTATAATATAATTATATATCATAATAAGGTAGAAGTCAACTGTTATTTTTAATTTATTTTTTTAGTGAAAACCGAAGGTTGGGGTGAACAAGCAGATTCGAACTGCTATCACATGGTTCACAATCATGTGTTTTAACCACCTAAACTATATTCACCTGGAGCCAACAGAAGGAGTCAAACCTTCAACTGATGATTACAAGTCAACTGTTATATCATTTAACTATGCTGGCATTAATTTGGCGACACTAGTGGGATTCGAACCCACGATATTTTGCTCGACAGGCAAACGCATTAGGCCTCTATGCTATAGTGCCATTTTATTTTTTTGGCGTAAGCGGAAAGAATCAAACTCTCCCAAAAAGATTTGGAGTCTTCTTCGCCACCTTGGAACATTCGCTTGCAAATATTTGGTGTCACAAAATGGATTCGAACCATTAACACATGGGGCTTCAACCCATTGCTCTACCATTGGAGCTATTGTGACAAAATTGGTACACTCGGTAAGATTCGAACTTACGACTTATCGGATGTAAACCGACTACTCTTCCGCTGAGTTACAAGTGTAAAAGCATGCTCGGTAGGACTCGAACCTACATTTTTAGATTCGTAATCTAAAGCTATTCCCTTTTTGCTACGAGCATAATTGGTACGCCCAGAGGGACTTGAACCCTCAACTTACGGGTTAAAAACCCGTTACTCTAACCAGTTGAGTTACAGGCGTAATTAAACTGGCACGCCTAACAGGATTCGAACCTGTATAATTCTGTTTAGAAGACAGATGCCTATCCATTAGACTATAGGCGTAAAATGGTGGACCGTAAGAGATTCGAACTCTTAACTTCGAAGTGCAAGTCCGATATTTTCCCATTAAAACTAACAGCCCTATAAATTGGTACATCCGATTAGAATTGAACTAATATTTCTCGATTATCAGTCGAGGGTTTTACCATTAAACTACAGATGTAAATTGGTCTGTACGGTTGGATTTGAACCAACGTGCTCTCGGTTCCAAGCCGAGTGACTCTTTCCAAGCTAGCCTACATACAGAAAATTGGTAGTTCTTGCAGGAATCGAACCATGCATTAGTCCCTTATAAGGAGACCGTTCTGCCATTGAACTAAAGAACCAAAACTGGAGCGAGTAGAGAGAATCGAACTCTCACTACTAGTTTGGAAGACTAGTTTCATACCGTTAGAAAGCATACTCGCAAAACTGGTGCATTGGGGAGGATTCGAACCTCCGAAGACATCGTCTACTGTTTTACAGACAGCATTCTTTGAGCCACTTGAATACCAATGCTAATTTATTTGGAGCCCCTAACGAGAATCGAACTCGTATTATAAGATTGAAGGTCTTATGACTTAACCGTTAGTCCATAGGGACAATATATTAATTTGGCGGAAGAAAAAGGATTTGAACCTTTGGTACATTTTAATGTACAATAGTTTAGCAAACTATCTCATTCAACCACTCTGACATTCTTCCATAAACTGGCGGAAGAGGAAAGATTCGAACTCTCGATACCTTTCAGTATACCTGTTTTCAAGACAGGCGCAATAATCCATCTCTGCCACTCTTCCAAATATAATGGAACAGGCAATAGGACTTGAACCTATATACTCAGGCTCAAAACCTGATATCTTACCTATTAGATTATACCTGTAAACTGGAGGGTAAGACAGGATTCAAACCTGTGAATAATGGATTTGCAATCCACACTCTTAATCACTTGAGTACTTACCCAAATTGGTTCGGATGGTGAGAGTCGAACTCACATGTTCATATGAACGCAGGATTTTAAGTCCTGTGCGTCTACCAATTTCACCACACCCGAATTAATTGGCTGTAGAGATAGGATTCAAACCTATATTTCCACGGTTAACAGCCGTGTGCCTTATCGTTAGACTACTCTACAAAATTGGTAGCGGGGGTGAGATTTGAACTCACGACCTAATGCTTATGAAACACTCGAGCTGACCCCTGCTCCACCCCGCTAAATAAATGGTAGAGGAAGAGAGATTTGAACTCTCATACCTTACGGCATAAGTTTCTTTTATTAGAAGCACCACTATTATTATCTTCTAAAGCATGACAATTTGGGCAAATAATTTCTAAATTATCTAATTTATTATTATAACAATCCCCATCTTTGTGATGAAGCTCTAATGGTATTTTAGTGTCTAACCAAGTTGTACCACCACACCGTTCACATTTTTCTTCTTTAATATGTTCATAGATTAATTTTAATTTTAATATATGAGAATTAATAAATTTGTTAGTTCCTAAATAATAATATGCTGAAAGATAATTACCTGTCCCCCACCCACGTATATTCTTATTACCTTTATTTCCTTTATAAACAATATTCATTTTCAATAAATATGTATTAAGTGTACCTGGTCTACATTTTAATTCTCTACAAATATATGCTTTACTCTTATTATCTTTTATCCACTGTAAAATACATACTTTTCTTTCTAATATATCAATTCTCATATTAAATACCTTCCAATAAAAAACCCTCTTTCTGTGGGCTATAGATATATTGGTTAAAAATATCATCACATACTAGAGGGTTATTTTTTACATAAAAATCCCAATATAACTATAGCTATTAATAAAGAAAATAATTTATAGAGATTATTTTAATTTATGTTAGATAATTTGAATAACACGCGGTCTGAAAATTCCTGGCGTTTACCCTTATTCCACTGGCTAGTGGGTCTCAAGTAACCAACAACTCTAGAATATACTTCACAATTAACTCCGCATTTTGGACATACTGGAAATTCTCCAAATATATATCCATGTTCTGGACAAGTACTAAATGTGGGAGAAATAGTAAAATAAGGTAATTTATATTTATTACATATTTTCTTTACCAAATTTTTTACTGATTCATTTGAAGGTCTTGCTTCACCTATAAATAAATGTAATACTGTTCCTCCAGTATATTTAGTTTGTATTGAATCTTGTAAATCTAATACATCAACTATTGAATCTGAATATCCTACTGGCAATTGTGTTGAATTTGTGTAATAAGGTTCTGAACCTTTTTTATAATCTTCTTCATTAGCTACTATTATATCTTCAAAATCTTCTTTATCCATTTTAGCTAATTTATATGCTGTTGATTCTGCTGGTGTTGCTTCTAAATTATAATTATTTCCAGTTTCTTTTTGAAATTCCAATAATTTATTTCTCATAAAGACTAATGTTTCTTTAGCAAATTTAATTCCATTTTCACTACCAATATCTTCTTTTAAAAAGTTTAGACAAGCTTCATTCATACCAACTAACCCAATAGTGGAGAAATGATTCTTCCAATATTCATCAAATCTTTCTTTTACACTTCTTAGATAAAATTTAACATATGGATATAAATCATTATCAGTAAATGATTCTACTACTTTTCTTTTTAATTCTAAACTTTCTTTTGCGAGAAACATTAGTCTTTCTAATTTGTCAAAGAACTCTTTTTTATTATTACTCTGGTACGCTATTCTCGGTAAATTAATTGTTACTACACCAATACTACCTGTTAATGGGTTAGCTCCAAATAACCCGCCCCCTCTTTTTTCTAATTGTCTTTTATCTAATCTTAACCTGCAACACATTGACCGAGCATCTTCAGGTTTCATATCTGAATTAATAAAATTACTAAAATACGGTATTCCATACTTACTTGTCATTTCCCATAAACCATTTAAATCTTCATTATCCCAATCAAAATCTTTAGTTATATTATATGTCGGTATTGGAAATGTAAATACCTTTCCTGTTGCATCTCCTTCTTGCATTACTTCAAAAAACGCTTTATTAAATATATTCATTTCTTTTTGAAAATCTGAATATTTTTCTTTTTGTAATTCACCACCTATTACAATATGTTTATCAGCATAATTTGGTGATGGTTTTAAATCTAATGTTATATTAGAAAATGGTGCTTGAAAACCCACTCTCGTTGGTACATTTAAATTAAAAACAAACTCTTGTATATATTGCTTTACTTCTTTATAGCTTAATTTATCGTATCTTATAAACGGTGCTAATAATGTATCTATATTCGAAAACGCTTGAGCTCCTGCAGCTTCACCAGCTAATGTAAAAAAGAAATTATTAAGTTGTCCTAAGCAAGTTGCAAAATGTTTTGCTGGTTTACTCTCCGTTTTTGTACTAACGCCCTTAAACCCACTTAATAATAAATCATATAAATCCCAACCTACACAATATGCACTTAAATAACTTAAATCATGGATATGTAATTCACCATTATTATGTACATCTCTTACTTCTTTCGGATATATTTTATTTAACCAATATGTTTTAGTTACTTCTGATGATACATAATTATTTAATCCTTGTAACGAAAACCCCTGATTACTATTTTCACTTACTTTCCAATCATTCTTTTTTAAATAATCTTTTATAATCCCTGAATTAAACTCTGATGTTATTTCTCTTCTTTGTCTATGCTGCTCTCTATAAATAATACATGCTTTAGCTGATTCTTTATATGTTGAACTTAATAATATTTCTTCTACACAATCTTGTACATCTTCTACATTTGGTAATCTATCCTCTACTATTTGATGTAATAAATTAACAACTTTAATCGTTAATTTTTCCGCTACTTTTTCTGAAAATTCTTCTGTTACTTCTCCAACTTGTTTTAATACTTTTGTTATTTTACTCGATGAAAATTTAACTTTTTTACCGTCTCGTTTAATTATAATTTTAAAATTCTTAGTAGTCGTCAAAGTATACCCTCTCTTAATTATTTTTAAATCTCTTATAACTATCTTTACAATCAGGACAAAAATAATATTTTTTATCAGTCATAAGAAAATACTTCCACTTCTTTTTCTTTTTACACCCATGACATTTTTGTATTTTTTCTTTTTCTGCTGATTTAGCTAAAGAAGCATAAAGATTATCTATATTTTTTCTAGCTTTTTTATAATCAGCTTTTGATAAACGAAGAGTTCTATTTTTATCTCCTTTACCAGCTTGATTACTTCCTATCATCATTTTACCATGATATTTCATTTTTTACTTTTCCCCATTATTATATCTATATCATCTAATTTACTAAACATACGCAAACACTTCTGACACCTATGAGAAGTTAATCTCCTAACATCATTAGTGTCATATATAGTTATTGTAACTCTTTTTACTTCACCCCCACAAATCGTACATTTTAATTTATGCGGAAAACTTTGATTTTGTTCGATTACTTCCATTTAATATCTTTCAATTGTCTAGTTATTAATATTATATATTATTTATAAAATATCTGCTTCAGTTAATTTAACTGACTCTGCCGCATTTCTTTTTTGGTCATCAGTTATTTTACCAGAAACAACTACTGTGCATCTACAAAATACATGCAATGGTAGCAATGGAGCATTATCTATAGGAAATTTTTTTCCATCTAAATCCATACAATCAGAACAAACTCTTTCATCACCTGCTGATAACCATTCTACTTGTTGTATTCCTGTTCTTTTATATGCATCAATTCTTCCTTGATTGACTGCTCTTGATGACTCTGTTCTAGCAATCATATTAGCATATCTTTTATCATCTATAGTATAAGAATAACCCCTTCTTACTACTTTTCCATTAACTATTTTATCAGGTACTTTAACTAATCTAGGTGCTAATTTTATTTCTCTTAATCTTCTAGCTATATCATAAGTACTATTACCTTCAGTTACTCCAGAAGCTACTACTTCTTTTATTCGCAAAGTTAACTCATCTGAAACATACCTTAAATTTTGTATTGCTAATTCTTTATAAGCTGTTGTTTCTCTAAATTTTTCCCATTCTGTAGTACTAGAATCAACTCCAACATCTGCTAATCCCCTATCCATTCCTTGACCATAAGAAGTTCCAAATATTGCCCACATTCTATCTTCATTATGAATTGCAGCTATTTCTAATTCTCTATCTAAAGCACCAGAAAACTTTTCAAAATCACTGGCACTAACTCCTTTAGTTATAATTCCTTTTTGCAATACAATATCATCTAAATTTAAAAGTAAATCAACAGCTATTTCAACATAGCTTCTAATAAGTTCATTAATGAATATAATACCTTGATTAACAACTTCATTATCATTAATTAATTTATCAGCTAATTCTTTTCTTAGAGTAACTACATTTGAAAAATAATCTTTATTAGAGAATTCTAATTCATCTATATGTTTATCAACCAAATTTTCAACTTTAAATAAGTTTACGAATGAGGAAAATTTCATGAAATTAATCTCGCTAATTTAAGTATTTTTTCTTTAAAGTATTTTTTGTAATATTTTCTATTAAAATTAACTCTAGAATTACACCCAATACATAAAGCTGTTAGATTTTCTTCTTTACAATTTTGTTTATTATAATCTATGTGATGAACAGTTAAAGCTTTCCCAAAAACTATTAAGTGTTCTTCTTCTGTTATGCCACATAATTGACAAGTATAATTATCTCTTTTTCTTATTTTTTCTTTTAAAGTAGTATTAAAATTAAAAGAATAAGGTAACTTACTTATCCCTCCCTGCCAATTATGATGGTTTTTTCCAATATTATACTCAAAAAAGCATTGGTCAGAACAAAACTTTCTATTTTTACTTTCAAGAGAATTAAAAAGTTTACCACAATTTTTACATTTTAATTCTATTCTTTCTTTTTTATTTGCTTCATAGTGACAATTTTTAGAACAATAAGTTTGATTTATAGTACTACAAATTTTAAATTCCTTACCACAATGCTTACAAACTATAATCTTTTTTCCTTTATATCTAGGGTGCCTCTTACCTTTCATATTTTGTGTTCTCCATTCACCATAACACTTCTTAGAACAAAACTTTGCATTCTTTCTATAAGGATAAACTTGAAATTCTTCTTTACATTGTAAACACTTTAAAATAATAAATTCTTTATAATGTTTACCCTTGGTAATATGATTACTTTTTATAAAATCATTTCTACATTTTGGAGAACAATATTTAGCAGTATGCTTTCTATAATCCCAAACTTGAAAATACTTCCCACATTGTTGGCATTCTTTAGTTAGCATTTATTCTATTTCCGTATTTAGTTCTGTCTTTGGTGTATCATCACTTAATAACTCATTTATTCTATTTTTTATTTCTTCTAATTTATCTTTTCTCTGTGATTTATTAACATCTTCAACAATATTTTTTAAACTAGCATTTAATATTAATACATCTCCACCTTCATCTAAAGAATCTAAACCTATCATTTCTCTAGCCTCATTTATAGTGATGACTCCTAATTTACCCATTCTATCAGCAACATCTGTATTTTCTATTTTAGTTAATTCCTGAGCAGGTTCTTCATGATATATTTCTATATCATCATACCCAAAAGCTTGATTAACTAATACGTCAGTCAAATGATGCGCTTCTAAACTTAACAAAGGCAAAATAGCATCTGACTTAAATTGTGCTCTCTGTTCTTTACTGTTTAACTTACCTGTTGTTGGGTCTATAACACCTAATACAATTGGTTGTAATCCATATACAGCCATTATTTGAGTTAATGTCCATTTTTGGTATTCCATAAATTGCATCTCTTGATGACTCTCTGCAACTCTAATAAATTGTACATCTGGTGAAGATGTAACAACAAGTGAAGCACCTTTTTTCTTAGCTCTCTGTTTCCAAAAGTTTTGATTAGCTTTTAATTTAGCTTTTCCCATACCTGGAAAACTTAGTACTCCAGATATAATACCATCTGAATCTAATCTTCTTCTGTTTAATTTTGCTGCTTGATTATCTGCTTGTATTATATTGTATAACGTCTCAATCGGTGAAAGACCATAAATACTTCCAGCTGTTGGATTAGCTATAAAATAAATTAATTCATCTTTAGCAAATTCAGCTATTTTTTTACTGTTAGCATCTATAAAATAATATGCTGCATTATCATCTTTAAAAGAACCGTGCTTATCTACATTTAATTTAATATTAATACCAGCTATATCATATAATTCTACTGGTTTACTTGTGCTTGTTTTTTCTTTTTCTTTTTTAATAGCTTTTTTTAATTCATTTAATTCTCTACGTAATTCTTCTATTTTAACTTTATTAGTATTACTTAATTTAGCATCTAATATAGATTTATCTTTTATAATTAATTTTTTTATTTCTTCACTTTTAGTTTGTATATTGTTCTTTAAGTTTTCAATATTTCCAGCATTCTCTTTAACAATCTCTAAAGCTCCAGCATCATAAACTAAAATATCTTTTAAATATTTTCTTCTTAAATTATCAAAAGATTCTATTTTTATATTTGGATTAGCTAATAATTCTTTAACTTCTTCTACGTGTTGTTCTGTTTCTTTAGATATATTTTCTGGGTCTTTTGGTTTAACACTTACTTTATATTTAACTACTTCTTTAATAATTTTATCTATGCAAGAACGAACCCAAGGATTTTCAACATAACATCTCCACATTTCATAAGTTGTTAACCCAGTATATTGTAATATTCTGTTAACGTAATCATCACCATAGCCAATACCGTAAGAAGTTCCTTCATCTATCTCACCTTTAGAACTCTTTGTTTCTACTTCTTTATTTAGCTCTACTGGTAGTGCTTCTGGTTCTTTTCTATTTTTTCTAAAATTAAACCACTTCATTATTACCTCCTAAAGTTCTATTCCAACCCAATCACCAGATTCAACTTCACTTTCATTTAAAGCTGAAATACAACAACCTGCTACTGCATCTGAAGTATCTTTAGAACCTCTTTCATCATTTTCTTCTAAGGCTCTTTTTCTAGAAATATCTGGATGGTCTATCTTTCCATTTTCTATTCTTTTTAATTCTTCTAATTCTCTTAATAATACTTTATAATCATAATAACTTATCTTTCTTAAATAAATTAATTCTTTTAATGTTTGATAAGCTTCATCATTTTTATCTACGGACAATTGAGCTGACTCAATATTTCTTTTATTTAATAATTGAATCATATCAACACTTTGGTAACCGTCTAGAGTCACCTTACCTATTGTAAATCCTCTATCTTGTAATTTATATATAAATTGCCTTATTCTTTCAAAGTCAATTTCTTTTCCGTCTTTTCCTTTTAACTGCATTACTAAATCCAGATAAACATTTGT